ACCAGTCTGCACTACTTGATATTCAGTAGCAGAACCAGTAATTGCGTTGGTGCTTAATACTCTTAATGTTGCCATGTCGTGTAATTTTACTTCGTGTCCGTATTATTTATCTCCTTTTGCTTCTTTATCATCTTCTGTAAGTCCGCAGTACTACCAATAAACATCGTGTTATTAACAGTAGACGGGCTCGACTTTTTATCCTCTGCATCTAAATCCTTCATTTTCTTTTGTAAGTCAATGAGTTTGTCAGCAGTATCTGCTACATGTTTAATAAGTTGACCTGCAACTTCATAAGCACGAGGATGATCTGACGCTCGTGCCACATCAAGTATTCCATCTACTGCCTCCTGACCTTTCATTACTAAATTGTGTAACTGAGCACGAGAATACTCGTAGTCTTGTTTGACATCAGGAGTATCTGTTTTTTTCAAAGTTGGTTTCATTTTTTCAACATGCTTTTGTAGATCAGAAGGTTCTGCTCCAAAAACATCATTCAATCCATCAAATGCTCCCATCATGTAATCTCCTCATCTGCACCGCTTACGGGATTGCGTTTCTTGTTATCTGTAAAGTCTTCATCAACAATACCAAATCCAAAATCATCATCAGAATCTGCTGAGATGGGATCTGGTTGAACTGTATAACGCACTGCTCTTGGTGCCGTATTGACGTTTGTATCTGTATACATATCGGTAATCGCTTTCTTGATAACCTTCGCGTCTGTAACAGGACCATACAAGTATGTCTTAGCAGTAAATCCTAAAGTATATGTAATTGCTCTACGACTAGAAAAATCTCCCTCATAAGTATCTTCATAGTCAACACTATTCAAAACTACGGGGACATCCTTAGTCTCATTCATAGCATCCAATAATTTAATTGGGAGATTATAATGTGGTTGGAAATATGGCAGAATTTGCTCTAAAATTTCAAGACCATCTTCTTGATTTTTTGAGATAATTGACAATTCAAATCCAACATTATATGGGACTGGCATGAATACATTTGCATTCTTATCCGTGTCCTTTGTAACTTTAATTTTTTGTGTAGGTGATAACTTTCTACTAGGATCGTATGTGATTCCATTAATCTCAAAAGAAATTCTTGGAAGAGTAATTTGCACTCTCTTGTTTGTGGGATCAGGTACTTGATCCAAACGTGCTAAGAATTTTTCTTTAGGACCATATGCCAAAGGCACCTTCATAACTTCATCGTCCTTATGGATTTCGATGTTATTAAAAAGTGTGCCAAAAGCAACTACAGTTTTTCTAAAAATTGAGTGATATGAATATGTGCCTAACATCAGATTGTAGTGTCAGTGGTGGACCCAATGCTGCCGAAGGGGTTGCCCTCAGAGAAGTCGATAATATCGTCATCCTCAGTCTCAAACGAGTAATTTTGATCGATGGTATCGCCAGTATTTGTATTATTTAGTGTGTTGTATGACTCGGGACTCCAGGTGGCACCAGATGTCAGACCTTTCACTATCTCAGCAGTGTTGAAAGTTCCTGTTCTATTGATAACTTGGAGTTCTCTTGTAGAACTATTCCAAGATTTGACTTCCGCTCTGTTGTCTTTAGGTGAGTAGTCAATTGATACACTAGGCGCACTAGTATAACCTGTGCCGCCATCTGTAATACTAACACCAGTAACAATACCAGCAGCAGAAACTGTAGCAGTCGCTGTAGCACCACTTCCACCACCTCCTGTAATAGTAACTGTGGGTGGTAAAGCAGACTTGTAATACTCACCACCATCTGTAACTGTAATAGATGTGACTTCACCTGATCCAGTGGCAAAGGCAACATCACCACCAAAGAAATCATAACCTCCACCGTCAGATGGAGTAATCTTAACCTCACCAGTTCCATCTAGATTGTAAATATATGTAGAACCAGGCAGATTTCCAGTTCCATTTCCTGCAGCACCAACAATAAGTTTTCCGTTTGCTATTGCAACCGACCTACCAAATTGAGCATCAAATTCGCCGTCAGATGCAGTAATCTTAAGTTCATTAGTGCCATCTAAATCATAAAGATATACGGAACCAGATGAAGATCCATCATCATCATCACCGATAGAACCAACAACAATCTTATTACTTCCTATATCAACTGACCATCCAAACATATCAGATTGAGTGGCATCAGATGCAGTAATCTTAACCTCACCAGTTCCATCTAGATCATAAACATATACGGAACCAGATGAAGATCCATCATCATCATCACTAGAACATCCAACAACAATCTTATTATTTCCTATAGCAACATTTCTTCCAAAGGCATCACTAGTAGCAGCATCAGATGCAGTAATCTTAACCTCACCAGTACCATCCATATCATAAACATACACCGCACCAGAGTCTGTAGGATTATCCTCTTGGTTAGCAGCAACAACAATCTTATTGCCATCTGTAGCAAGTGAAAATCCAAATTGATCACCGCTGCCGCCATCAGAAGCTGTGATCACCGCTGGATTAGATCCATCTAAATCTGTAATATATACCCTACCTCTAAGGGATGAATGCCCAACTTCACTATAGATAACTTTATTTCCTTCTATAGCAACTGCATATCCGATGTAAGAGTTACTAAGAGCTCCCGTTGCAACCTTAACCTCACCAGTGCCATCCATATTATAAACATATACGGCACCACGATTGAGACTTTGAGCATAAGCACCAACAACAATCTTATTACCATCTGTATCAACTGCAAATCCAAAGGCATCTTCAGTAGTAGCATCAGATGCAGTAATCTTAACCTCACCAGTGCCATCTTGATTATAGACATATACTGAACCCGAATTAGACCCACCATCATCATCCTGTGAAGAACCAACAACAAACCTTGTAGGAGTAGTGATAGAGGATGTTGCCGTAGCAAGGAACTGATTACCAGCGATCTCTTCACCAACAGTGAAGTCACCAGATCCACCAGGATCCATAATCAACTTGATAGAATTGGCAAAGGCAGTTTCGATAGCATCAATCTCTGCAACACCAGTATCGAGTTTCTCATCATTGTACTCAAACAGTTCGCACTGACATTCCCAAACATACCCTTTACCCAATTGATAAAAGGGTTTTTCTGCTTCTACAAACTTAATCTCAAATAAATGTTTTGTTGTTGGAAACCAAATAAGGTCACCCTCATTAGGACGACCCTCTACATTCAATGTTGCATTATCATCCACCTTCTCCTCAAACTTCTTACGAGAGAAAATGAATGTTGTCTTATCTTCAATCCTTACACCAAACTTAGAAAGCAGATCACCTTGTCCTTCCCATCCTTCCACATTGTTGACATATGCTCTAACAGAAAGTGCTTGTGTAAAGTTACTACTCTCAACTTCATTTAAGATAGTGTCTCGATTTACATAAGTTCTTGGTAGATAATAAATGTCTTGTCCATAGAGTTCAATACTCTCATTAATGAGATTGCCCATAAACATTTGTTCTTGGGCAGAACCGTTTAAATTTAGTCGGCAACTACTAGTGTAGTCCGACTGAATACAATTTTCTGCGGGATCGTTTCTGTAAGTCATATCAGCCTACAAGGTCCATTGGAGGGAGTTCATAAGTCTTGCGAATATCTACTTCAAGGTCTTTCTTAAATTGACTTGCGTCTTCAAGAATTTGACGACCATTAAGAGTCACACCACCAAGCATTTGAATGCCATCATACTTACTAAGATTGCGACCCCATTGCTGTTGGAATAATGACTCAACATAATCTTTCAACCAGGCATCATTATACATTGCAGTGTAAACATCAGGATCTTGACGCATGGTCAAATCAACTAAGATAAAATCTCCTGCTGATAAAGTATCCCAATCAAAATCAAGATACAATCTACCCTGATGCTCATTAAATCTTACTCTACGATTTGCTTGAGAATTGGTAACAAAATCTAATGTCTCAAGATATTGGGATGTCATAAAGTAATGCAAGATTTGACCATGCGTCATTGCATAAATGTCATTCAAAAATATCTGATACTTGATATTGAAGATGTTGCCAGGGACAACACTAGAAGCACCGATGTTTGAATATACATGGTTGATGCCTAAGACACCAGGAGGGAGATCGACATAATTATTATTTTCATACCAATTTGTCCCAGTCATCTGAGAAGAAGACATTGCAGCAGTTTTGATAGCATCTGTTACTTCAATTTTCATCAACGATTTGTAACTGCCGTTGAAATGATACTCTTGATAGTAATCAATTGCTTCGTCAACTAGGTCATCCAGTTGCTCATCACACACGTTAATGTCGATGGCAGGAAAACCTAATCTACGAAGAGCATAGTTTTTTATCTCTGTTTTAGAAGCGGGTCTTGTAGCGGACATTTGTTATCAAGCGAATGAAGTGATCGTTAACGAAGAAACATCACCAGCGGAGACAGTCTCAGTTTTCTTAAAGAAACCATTGATAGTGTCTACAGTGACTGCATTAATATTGACGGCAGTAATAACACCAGTGGTGCCAGATGTACCACCAGTAAGTGTATCACCAACTGCCATCTCAACAACAGCAGAAACATCGATAGTAGCGTCTCCACCACCACCTGTGATTGTAATAGTCTCACCAACAACATAACCAGAACCATCACCATTGATAGCAACTGCAGTGATAGCACCACCAGATGCAGTGATGTCTACTGTTAATCCAGTGCCACTGCCGCTAGAAGTAGTAGCAACAGCAACTGCTGTGTTATAACCACTACCAGCAACCAAAGTTGCATTATTTAAAGTAGTTACATCACCAGGAGTAGGATCACCAGATAGATTCAAAACAAGAGTGGTAGTGGTTGCAAGGTTATTAAGCATTGCTGTAAGTTGCTCAAATGCATTATCGAGTTTATCCTGCACTCTTGCTTCAGTGTAATACTGATTAGTACCCTCAGAAAGATCTGTAGTTGACTTGCTGGAAAGATCCAGGTTTGCACCAGTCTGCAGATTAACTCTTGCATCAGCACGAGCATTCGTATAATAGAGGTTGTTTCCCTCGGACAAGTCACCAGTGTCAGCAGCAGCGATACGTGCATCGGCACGAGCATTTGTATAGTAAAGGTTAGTTCCTTCAGTCAGATCACCCGTGTCATGGTTGCTAATATCAGAAACTGTGCCAGTTACATTACCAGTCACGTTACCCGTGACATTGCCAGTAAGACTTGCAGTAATCACATTTGCAGCAAAGTTACCAGATGCATCCCTAAGGACAAGGTTGTTTGCTGCGTTATTGGCGGTAGAAGCGACGTTAATCGCAATGTTACCCGATATACCATCACCATTAGTAATACTGATACCAGAGGACGCTGTGGCGCTAATAGAGCGTTGTGCGTAAGTATTAGCGGCAGTCCTTACAACAAAACCAGTGCCTGACATTGCGGCGAGTGCAGTAATGTCTGCATCATTGTAAGTAGTGCTAATAGTAACATCAGCAGATCCGTTAAAGGATACACTACCATCAACTACACCATCAACAGTGATTGTCCTTGCCGTCTTCAATGCATCAGCAGAAGTTGCATTACCTAAGAATCCAGCACCAGCACCAGCAGCACTAGCAGCAGTAATTTGATTAGCAGCAAAGTCTCCAGATCCATCACGATTAACAACTGTAGATGCTGTATTAGCACTTGCAGTTGTCATGCCGTCCAGAAGGTCAACATTAAGGTTGTTAATCTTAGTCGTGTTAGGAATAACCAGAGCAGGACCAGAAGAAACTTGAGAGATTATCTGACCACTAACAGTTAAATCACCACCGACGCTGGCATCGTTATCTACATCAAGTGCAACACCACCAGAAGTAAGATTTAATCCACCAGCACGAAGAGCACCGTCAGTTCCAGAAATAACTTCAGAAGAGTTAGTTGCACTTGTTAGGAATGCGAATTGGTTGGCGGATCTGTCATATCCGAGGAACCCCATTTTCGCAGAGCCGTCGTAATAACGGAATTCAACACCACGATCCTTACCATCGTTAGACGCTGGTGCTGTGTCACCACCCAAAGTAATAATAGGGTCATCGAGAGTTGTGACCGTAGAATTGACAGTAGTGGTTGTGCCATTTACAATTAAGTCTCCACCAACAGTAAGTGTATTATGTAATGAAGCATCACCCGTGCTTACATCAACATAGAATGCATTTCTGGAGTTGCCATCATCCCAGATGTGCAAGTCACCACCAACATATGCATTCTTACTAACTCTAAGACCACCATCAGTTGTAAGAGCAACCGCGCCATCAGCAAAGGATGTAACATCTGATGTGTTTGTAATATCAACTTTACCAGCAAAACCAGTGTCGCCAGTCTGCGTTGTGTCACCAGTAATCTCAACATCACCATAGACACGCATGCTGCCACTAACTGCAAGATTCTTACCAATAGCAGCACCACCAGTAATTCTTACACCACCATCAGCACTATAACTACCTGTCAGAGTTTGTTGGGTATTATTAGTTAAAGATACAACTCCAGTTGCACCCAATGTCTGGTTGATCTGTGTTGCATTACCAACTGTCAGTGTGCCGATAATATTTGTATTGCCGTTATCAGCATCAACACCAAACTTCTCAACTGCAGATCCATTTCTGATAGAGAAGACTTCGTTAGCAGCATCAACAATCAGAGAATCATTGATAGTTGTTTGACCTTGGACAACCAGTGTGCCGTCAGTTGCAATGTTACCTGAAGAAGAGGCAACGGTCATCTTATCTGTGCTACCACTTCTAACAGCAAAGTTAGCATCAACATCAACAGTATTATTAAACTCGGTTGTGCCAGTAACTGTTAACTGAGCACCAAGTGTGACATTGTTATCAACATTGAGAGTTGAGTTTAACTCAGTGTGACCATCAACAGTCAGTGTGCCTTCAATATTTGTATCGCCTGAGGTAGCAGCAACAAAGAATTTATCAGTGGTGCCCGATCTAACAGCAAAGTCACCGTCCTGATCAAGCGTGCCGTTTAAATTTACATTATCATTAACAGTTAGTGTGCCTTCAATTGTTGTATTACCAGTTGCGCCAATAACACTAAACTTCTCAGTGT